TGTTTACTGCGTGGAGACAACGCCCCACCACCAACAGCTTTACCACCCGAAGTAGTTTTAGCACTTCTAGACATTATTTAACCTTAAGCCGTAATTCGGTTTACGTATCCTGACAACGAAATAACGTTTGTGGTTCCTGCTGCTGCTTTAATTGTAAGCGCAGTAGCGTTACCTTTAAGAATTAAGCCAGGAACTATAAGATATAAACCACCCTTGGTTTTTACCGTGAACTCAATAATGTCGTCTGGGTCTGTCACTCCACCGAAACCAAGACGCAAAGCAACGTCTGATGTGTGGTTGTTTTGTGCGTAAATCCAAACCTCATCAAACGTTGTTGCAGTTGTAGAGCCAGTATGAATTAAGGTTGGTGATGTAGCAATTGCTGTTGCTGCAACCTTAATTGCTCGCCCATCGGTGCTTGAACTTAATGCTATTTTGCTGAATGTTGACATTTATTATCTCCTATATTATCCGAATATTTGTCCTGCAAGGATGAATTGATCGTCCTCGGCGTTTGCCATAACAAATTCCGTTGTGGCAATCTGCGTTGTACTAGTTCCTGCTGCAGCAGTAGGGGCTGCAGGAGTACCTGTAAAAGTTGGTGAAGCTACAGGTGCGATACCCGCAGTTGAAAGACTTGCCCAAGCAGCATCCGTACCATCAGATCTTAAAATAGTATTAGCACCACCCACAGCGATACGACCAACTGTAGGACCAGCACCCATCGTCAGCAAATCGCCACGAGTAGTCATTGTCGAAGCAAGAGTATTTGCTTCATCAGCGTCAGTTGCTGTAAAGACAGGGTAACAAGTAGCGCCAGCAGAATGCGAAACAGCAGTAGTGCCGTCTACACCACGAGTAATAGACGAAAGCGATCCAGTTGATCGTGAACCAACAAGAATTTTTTCTTCTGTTGACAAACCTGGATCAATAACCATATGAAATGGTCCACTAGCAGTAGTAGGCCAAGCAGTTACCGTACCAGTAAGCGAAGCAGTAGTGTCGCCAGAAGTTATGGAGCTAGTAAGAGTGCACGCTGGTGCTGCACCTGCATAAGATCTCCTAGTTACTGCTGCCATTTATTCTCCTAATCCTGTACTGATCTCATTGTAACAACACAGGTACCTTCAAGGTTCCAAGTTCCATTCGCGCCGTCAACAACTTGGAAATCCAAGTCCTCAACAACTACCGAAAAGGTCTCTGTATTTTCCTGATAGTTTACCACACGAGGACTTGTAACTAGGTCCCTTAATAGAGATAGTTCGTTTTGTACATCTAAGTAGTATTCAATGCCGTTAATTACCTGCTGACGGTTCATAAGTAGGGGAACCTTAAATACTTGGCTGCGGGCTGGGGATGCGTATGCTCGAGCCATCCAACGGGTAACAGTTGGGCCAGTACTTACAGTAGCCCTAGTTAAATCCAACCTAAAAGACGCTTCAATAAATTTGGCTTGAGGACCAGTAGCAACAGACTCGGTTGCTGCCGCAACATTGTGTGCCGTTAAAGCCGTAAAGTTTCCTGTATCAGTCGATATGTTTGGTGTAACTGTGCCAGCTAAAGGTGTAGTACGAATATCAAATTTAGCTACAAACTTTCTATCTGGGATTCCCCACCTATAGATACCTGTAGTAATAGACCCAGATGAAACAAGATCAGTTGATTCTGCATACAACCCAGAACCAGAAATAGCAAACAATCTTTTAGAACTAAATGTTCCTGCAGCAGTAACCGTGCCACCAACACTAGCCATCAAGTCTGATGCAAAAGCTGGGACATTAACTGCAGTAAAAGTTGAAAGATCTAAACGCCCAAGACCCGAAGTTGACGTAGCATAATTTGACCAAGTAAACCAAACAAAATTACTTTCAGCGGTAAATTGATTTACGTCTCCGTTAGTTGAAATAAGAGCACCAGTAGTTAAGTCCCCATTGTTATCTGCTGTTGCAAATCGCACACCTTTGTTTGTCCCAATTAATACACCGTTAAGATAGGAACCAAGATGGGTTGGTATTTCTCCAATTGGTAAATCAAGTGCAACTACTGGGGTTTCTAATACACCAGCTGTAGTGATGGTAAGTTTATAAATTGCTCCACGGTTGCCTGTATAGCCAGCTAAATAAATAGCGTTGGGTCCAGACGCAGAACCAATCCATATCCAAGCATTTAATGCATGTGTGTAACTTGCAGAGCCAACATTGCCAGTTGGGTTGTAGTAAAGTTTGTGTTGATCGCTAGTTCCTGGACCACCAGTAACAATAAAAAATCCTTTAGACAAATCAACATAACCAAACTCTTGACCGTAAGCAACGTTGACTGGTGTGTGACTTGAAGGTACTTTCCATAATCCATACGAATTAGTTGTGCCTGGGTATGTTAGATAAACAGATGATCCGTCACTAACCATGTCGCGTGGCGTACCACCAGGTAGCCCAGTTACAGCTGTCCATGATGGGCTTGATGCATACGGGTCTGTTGAATAGTAAAGATTTGTACCATCTAAGAAATAAACTTCTGTATCTGTCGTAGCAATTTTTAAGTTTGTACCAGTAGCAGCTTTAGATAAAGCTACGCTTTTAAGCAACGAGATCTGGCCTTTAGTCCAAGGGTTAATTCCTTGACTTGTATTAAACCTATAGTCCTGTGCTTCTGCTGTGTCGGCATACTTTTGTCCAGCACCAAGATGCCAAGAGCTTTCACCACGTCGCCACAATCCCTGTGGGTTAATAGCTGCTTCGCCAGGTGTAGTTGATTGGTCAACCGAATCACGAACACGTGGTTCAAAACCACGAGAAAACAAATTAGATTTAAGATCTACAAGAAAAGGTCTTGAATCAATTGCGACAGGAAAAATATCTGGGACCAAGGAACTAGATTCCTGTCCTGTGTAGTAAGCAGGGGAAGGAAGATAGGCATTCGTATACCGCAGTAGTAATGACACGGATCATTCCCTTGTCAAGAATGTTGGATATGCTCGCATCAATCGTGCAGCCTCCGCAATGATTCTGTCTCTCCGTAGTTGCCTTAGGACTGTTACAGAGTTGTTAATTGCACCAGAAGCTACTTCTTCTGATCGACGTGTATCGCCTTGTGACTCAATAAAGTTTCGTTTGATTTCGCGTGGGGCCATCAATCTAAGTTGTGTACCGATAACAACAATATCTTCTACTGATTCTTGTATACCACAATCTGTATTAAGGTTGGTTGCTTCAGTAGTAACTGAAGTGTATGGCGCTTTGTAGACAACACGAAGTCTGCCAGGGTATACAGCTTGGTCAAACTTAAGAGCAAAGGAAGAAGCAAAGTCATCGGTTGGTAGATCTCGAACAAGTTTTACTTTGCGAGCTACTGGGTAATCGTCGGTAAGATAACGAACAGATACATTGAGAACATCTATGACATCAGTAGCTGATGTTAAGTTAACCATTCTGTCTGTGCCGTTGTATGTTTGGTTAAAAGTTTTAACTTGGAACAATCCATTAACTGGTGATGAAAGATCTAGTACCTCATCGTTGATTGCTTCAAGTACTTGAGCTCTAGGAAACCTAGGGGCAACCGTTAGCAACGCACCGCTTGTATGTGCGGCTGCTGTTGTTCCATTAAATCCACGTTGAACCGTCAAAGTTTGAGTAGAAACATTGGCTGCCCAAATATAAAACATTTCAGAATCAATTTCAAAAACCTGTCCAGCACGTAAACCTTCTATGGCATACGTGCAAACAACAGAAGTACCTGAGTCTGTAATGGTAGAGGCCAATTTGTTGCGGGCCTCCACCGTTCCAGATAGAAGTTGCCGCAACGTTTTATTAATTACCGTTGCTGCTGTTGTCATTATTTCTTTTTCTTAGCTTTCATCTTCATCTTCATCTTTTCCTTCTTAGCCATCGCCATACCTTTTGGGGTGTAAGCGAATTCCTTTTTTCCTACTTTTGGCATTATTTGCCTTTCTTGTTTCGTGCGGATATTGCTTTAGCCTTAGACCGTGCATCCGCTTTAGACGAAGCACCCCAAGCCTGTAAAGATAATAGCAGTCTTGTTGGTCTGCCTTTTTCATCTCGTTCAGGTCCTGGCATGTTCCCCATACGTGCAAGGAATGATGCTCGACGTGGATTGTCTCCTGCTTTAACAGGTGCTTTCAATGTCCCACCTTTATACGATGCACGACCCTTTGCGTTGAGTCCACCTTTTGGATTCTTTCCTTCTTTGCGTTGCCATGCTGGAGTCTTAGCCATTATTTTTTCTTTCTACGAGATACGACAATCTTGCCGTCTTTTTCCATTACTTTCATGCCAGCACTTTCAGTCTGCTTTTTTAGTTGACTATACTTTTGCGCAACAGTAAGTTTTTTAGCCATTTATTTTCCTCTGTACTTTGCTGTTTTTTTTGCGATGTTTTTAGGTTGTTTAACAAACTGCTTACCTTTTGCATTGCCAGCAGCTTTGGCTTTATTTGTTGCTGCTTTCTCTGCAGGTGTTAAAGCATTCCAAGCTGCTGAAGGTAGGTAACGTTTCTTTCCCTTAGAAGGTTTACCGTCAGAAGTTCTCCATTTTTCTTGGGTCCATTTCTTTAGGGACTGTTGAGATTTAGCAAGCGCCACTACTTGTATCCCCCGCCAGCTTTTTTGTATTCACTTGCAAGCAACTGGGCTTTACGTGCAGACCATTCACCAGGGTCTCCACCTTTAGAACCAGCCTTAATTTTGTTAAACAATCTCTTACGCATTGCTGGTTTGGTGTAGTTACCAGCAGCATTTACTTTAGATTTGTTTTTCATTTAATACCTATCCCTGTCTCGACTTGCCATTTATGTTCTGCTTTTTTTTCAACTTCGGCTGAACCATCAATTCGTTTTGGTTGCAAACCTTCCTTCCTTAAACGCTTATAAGCTGGCATATCTTTCTGCCAGTTTCGTTCTACCTTATTTGTTTGCTCTACTTGCTTCCCACGAGTTGTGGTGCTATTAGTGCCCATGCGAATATTCGCAATGCGACAACCAAAGCAACCATCAACATCTAAATCGGGATGGGTTTCTGCATGCTTCACGTTATGTACGCTCCGTATCCAGCTGCTGTTAGATCTGCCACTTCTTCATCCGTTAATGGAATTACATGCGACCCAAGATAAACCCTAACTACCGTACCGTCTCTTGGATCATTAATTGTATATGAACCATCTTGTAATTCAAAGAGATTCTCTACTCGCACCCCGTTAGGTAGACGAGCAAACAATCTTTGTTTTGCTTGATACGTAACA